TCCCAATTCCTAGAAATCCGCTCTACCTCCGATTCGGTAGGACTTGGCAACCTTTCCATCATGGCCCCGCTTGATTTGGATTCCAACTTTGAGGGAACTGAATAAACGGACAAAGAAATTTCTGCGATCTTCTTCGGGCGGGACTGGGACGAGTATTGCTTTGAGGGTTTCATGGGATAGCCTCATTTCTTCTTGCGGCGAACGGGCTTCTTGATAGCGATAGCCCTGCGAACTTCGGTATAGGTAATCGGCCCAGCCACACCATCTTCGTCAGTATTGACCAAGGCTTGGATCTTCTTAATGCCTTTGACGTTTACTTCGTTTGTAACGTAGTTGACGATAGAAATAAGGAGAGCCACAATGAATCCAGTCAGGCTAACCTGATCGACGGACTCTGCCAACTTGGGATCAACCATGGCGAGACGGGACACAATAGCCGCTACAACCATAGCAATGAGGGGCGTGATAATACCGCCCATCTTGGATACTAGAAATGCGAGAAGTTTATCTTTCATAGATCCAGTTTATAGCGTTGCACGGCAGATTCAACAGCAAAACGAATCAAAGATTCAGAGGCGCTGATGCCCTGTTTTTTGGCTGTAAGGGTAAGCTTTTTGACTGCGGCTTCTCGCTTTTGAGACCCAGTTTTATCGGTATAGGCCAGAGACTCGACAATCTCCAAGGCAATCGGAAGAAGCGCGGCAACCGAAGAGGATGCAACTTCCTTAAGAATGGGAAGGAAGAAGTTAAAGACGGAGGATGTGATTCCCCAGATTTTTGCGAATAGTTGTTTCATAGGATTAAAAGCTAGATCAGAATCCTTGGGATTTCAAGTAATCTTCGATTCTTTTTGTGCGCTCGTCAATGCGGGCTAGGGTCTCAGATCTCTCTTGGTTCTCCTTATTGATCATTTCAATCCGCGCATCCTGTTTAGCATCATTGGCTTGGATAGACCGCATTTGTTCGGGCAAGACAACCCACCCATTAAGCGCCGAAAACAAAGTAACCATTAGGGCAATGCCCGCAATCAACTCGCTCATGGTAAGCTTCACTCCCCGTTCCATCCCCCTACGTCTTGGTATGTCTTCTACGCTCATAGTGCTACATTATATTAAGAAAGATAATCAATAATGGAAGCCACTTGATAGCGCCAAGGCCAGTCAATATATGTGGCTAGGTTTGCTGGGTTGCCTGTGTCTCCGCGATAGGCGGCGGCAATATGCCCCAAAGCCTGCTTTTCACTCCAGTCCGTAGTGCCCGCGCTCGATCCCGAAACGCCATCATAAATGGCCTTCCAGACATAGTTCTTTGGAAGGCTAATGTAATCTGCTTCGGTCTTGGGCGCGCCTGAAACTAAAGCAATTTTTGCCCATAGATAACGTTCTGGGAGAGTAACGTAATCAGCGATACTGCCACTGCCAATAGCAAGAATCAACCATTGGGAAAGCATGTATCTTCGGGGCTGATCCGCCGCCGAAGCAAACACCGCATCTAAAGTAGGGAGAGCCATAGCCTATGGTCTCCGTCCTTTAAGCCATACCCATGATGCGCTCACCCATGCCAGCCATAGGGGACACGCCAGCTTCCATTTCGTCAGCGGCCTCGTCCTCCATCTCGTCTTCGTCTTCGGCCTCTTCAGCCGCAATCTCGACGCCAGCAATCATAACGGGAACGAGGGAATCTCCCTCAAGGCGAACGGTAAAAAGTTCTTCAAAGGTTGAACCTTCTTCAACATCTTCGGGAAGACTAAAATCGGTTGGGATGGGAATTTTCATAAAGTTAATATAGTTAGTTATTTGAGACTAGTTTAAATACTCTTAACAGTCAAGCCGCTTCTTTGTGATTATCTGCGTAAAATTTGTTACTTTTTCTGATATTTTCTATTGGCGGAAGTGGTTGGAGATTTGTCCAGTGGCAAGCGGCCTTTAACTGTTCTGGATCTGTAAGATCAAAAGAATCAAGTGGCCGAATATGATCAATGTGAAAACTTGAGCGATTTTCCCAGCACATGCCATCTCTAAATTGGTTTTCAATGTGTTGCTTTAAAAACTCAAAAGAACAGCCCAGAAGCTCCATAGTGCTTTTAGACTTAACCGCTCCAACCAGCTTTAGTGCTTTTAATATTCTGTTACGAAGTCTGCAAGCTATTGCATATTGTGGATTTATTTTCTTTTTCTCGACTAGTCGTTTGTTGATTAACTTTTTGACTTCGGGATTTTTGCAATATTCTCTTTGTTTTTTTAACAATATTTCTCTATTTTTTTCGTAATAGTTTTTTCGATAATCTTTTATCCATTTAGAGCCGTTGGCGGTTTTTCTGTATTCTTTCCTATATCGTTGCATCCTTGCTTTGACTTCTGGACGCTTACGATATTTGGCCTGTTCCCTCAAACCCCGAAGCCTAATCTCTTCAAACTTTTCCTTTGTTGTCCAATTCTCACAAACAGAGATAGATCCATCCTTTAATTTGTTCCTTCTATAAGAAAGAAAAACCTTCCCATCCGACTCGCGGACATCTCCAAGGTGATGCTTTTTCATAAAAAACTGGGCCAGCATTTTAATTACTGGCCCAGTCTTGTCAAACTTTGAGTTATTCTCTCCTCATAGAGCTTGCCTTAGATTTTACTCCAAGGCAAGCCTTGATGAATAGAGACTAACTAATTACGCGAGGTAACCGTAGCCGCTGCCCGTGGGGCAAGTAACCAGATCGCTGGCGAGGTTGCAACGGAGATGCAAGATGTAGTATCCCCACTGAGGGAAGATCTGCTTCACCGCGCAAGCCATCTTGGCGCGCCAGTAACCGCTGTTTTTGTCGGGGTTACAGTTCTTATCGTACTCGTTGATCCAGCGGAAGTCTCCGCGATAGTTCTGAGCATCATAGACCAGTTTGCCGACTTTGAGGTTCGGGTTCGGGACGAGCCACTCCATCGCCTTCGGGTGGAAAATAACCGTGGAGGTGTATTTCGCAGCCTTGTAGGCGGGGTTGATGATGTACTTGTTCTTGCCGTTGACGGACGCACCGCCCGAAACATACGGAGGAACTTCGGTGAAACCACCAGAACCGTTGTCGTTGAAACGCTTCGGGAACGGACGGCTATGGAACACGAATCCACCATAGGACTTACGGGGCAGGAGCGAGGAGCCGTTGGCACCAAGCAGATCGTTGACACGATCACTCCAACGGATGTCCTGACGAACATCGTCGTTGAGCTTGATCAGGTTCTCAATCGTGGCGCGTTCAGCGAACACGTTGAAAACAGGCGAGCCGTCATCGGTCACCGCATCACCGTCATCTCCAGCGTTGTCCTGATAGAGACGATCATAGAGTTCACGAAGAACACCCATCGTCATAACGGACGTAGGAGCGGGCAATGCACTGGTGAAGCCGCTGGTCGAAGTGGACTCAGAGAGGCCAGGTTCCACAGAGACTTTGGTCGAGAAGGCGAGGTAGTCATTGTCATAACGCTCGATCCACTCTTTGTTGACGTTATCGGCAAGGATCTTGATGTAGTTGTTGACATCATCAATCGGAAAAGCCGAAGTACGAACGTCCTCCAAGCAGATCCAATCGGATTCGATGGCCTGATGGCGAAGTTTGAATTCCTTCTGGTCGAAGGCATAGCTGACGGTCTTAACGGGAGCCAAGCAGGAGTTAAGTTCGCCAGAGACGCCAGTGACGCCGATATCTTCCCATCCGCTGCCAACGGCAACAGTGCGCTGGGCGATGGTGTTTTTGACAATCGCACCCATATTGTCGGGGAAAGCCGACTGGGTCACGAAACGGAGGTAAGGATCTTTATAAAGACCCAAGCGATGAGTGCCAAGAGCAATACGTCCAGTCTCGCGTTGAAACTGATCAGAAATGCTTTCGCACGAAGTAGCAACAGGTGCTGACATGATATTATTTCTTTCTATTTAGTTTAAGGGTTAAGTTTGATGTCAAGGCATAGAATGCCCGTCTATCGGTTGAGTTTCTGGGCCGCGACCAGAGATTTACGGCTACAAATTTTGAAGGCTAACCAGCCAGCGAGGTATCCGCGACCAACTCGGATCTAAGTCTTGGTGGGACGTTATTACATTTCCCTTATATTGTCAAGAGGGAAAAATTTATCGCCGCCCCAAAAGCGTTTTACCGAAGTTCATCAGGCTATCGGCGTCTTCATCATCGCCAGAATCTGATTCGATTTCAGTCGCTTTTCCAAGGGAGGGGGTGGCTCCGACCAAGCCATCTAGCTGGGTCTGGAGTTCTTTGATCTTGGCGTCTTTTTCGGCGCTCATCCGCTCTACCTGTGAGGTATAGTGGTTGATGGCGCTTTCAAGGAATGGAACGACAGCCGCCCGTGCGAGGATGGCGCTTCGGTCTTCAACGCTCAAGCGATCCAGATTGGTCTCTGCGGCGTTTTTCTTGGCGCTGCGGATGCTACTATTCCACTCATCCTGTCCGTCGATTTCCCGAAGGAAATTGTAACGATCCTCCAGATTCGTCCAAGTCTTGGCTGTGAACGCCTTCTGGAGCCGTTGATCGTTCTCAATAAATTCCTGTTCAGATTGGGCCTTGCGGGCATTTTCGGCCTCGGCAAGGGACTCTGCTTCACTTTGGAAGCGCTCATGGTATTGAGCCAGTTCATGGTATTTATCGGCCATCTTGACGATGGACAACTGTTCCATGCGCTTAAAGTCGCTGGTAAGATCCTCCAAGGAGTCGATACGTTTGCGGGCATCGGGCTCACTGATAGCCTGCCAGAGTTTAGAGAAGTCTGCGTCATTAGCTTCTGCAATGGCTTTCAAATCGCCCTGAAGGCCGCTGAGAGGCTTTTTGATGGTTTCGACGTATTCGGGGCTTCGCTCAAAGTTCGCCGCCTTTAGCTCGCGATTAAGCTCTGCCATACGAGTTTTGTAGCTCTCTAGCTCTTCCTGAAGGCTTTTAACTGTTTCGCCTTCATATTTGCCCACCTTCTCTTTGGTGGCGTCCAATTCGGCCTTCAAGCGATCCCGCTCCTCGCGGGCCTTTTTCATTTCGCTTTTGATCTCTTTCCAGCTTGAGACGCCCTTCTCAGAATCATCACCTTCGGGTTTGTCAGAAACGGACTTATCGGCAAAGTGGGGATTTAGCGGGAGATCGTCATCTGAAGTATTTTCATTTGATTGTTCTCCAGTCTCCTTGAACGAGGCGCTTTTGGTAATATCGGCAACTACTTTCTCCGTCTCTTCCTTGGTTGCCTTGGCCTTGGGCTCCGCTTTAACGGGAGCTTTTTTCTCCGCCTTGGGAGCTTCTTCTTTCGGGGTTTCGGCAACAGGTTGCTCTTTCGGGGTTTCGGTTGCAGGCGCTTCATTGGGTTGAGCTTCAGGAGTTGGTTCGGCGTTGGCCCCTCCAAAAATGGTTCCAGCGAAGTCTGCTTCACCCGTAAGGGCGGAATTGAGTATATTAGCCATAAGTTATATTAGTTGGTTTCTTCTGAAATTATATGAGAGAAGGGTTCTGGCAAGTCAAATTTAGGTTTATTTACCTGTCCCTGACCCAAGGTATCAATGAGATCCAGAACCTCTTGACTGCCCTCATAAAAACCCGCGCTCTTAATGAACACTGGCGACAGATCAAAACCCTGTGCCACAGGACTACTGCTCCGCTTCGGGCGAACCCGTTTGGAGATAAACTTAAGCCCCTTTTGCATATGGGGCATAGCCCAAGTTTTGCTCCACTCACGCGAATCCTGATCTGTCCAATCCATTAATAAGGTCTAACTATACGCAGATTCTGACTTTGTCTAGTATAAATATCTTAAAAATTAAGCTGTTTGTGCGGCCATCGGGGGTCGCCCTGCGGGCCTTGCTGTTTTCTCAAGAATAGAACTGCGGGTTTTAAGATCATTAAGGGCCATCTGCTGACGAATAGTCTCCATCTTCTGTTGATGGGTTTCTTGGTTCATCATGCGTTTTTCCTGCATTTCTGCCAGTTTTAGTTGGGCTTTCTGGAGTTCCATTTCGGAGCGGGGATCGATCTGTCCTTGCGTAGCCTGTGCGGCCTGTTCTTGAGCTTGGCTCTGTTGGGCCATCATGCGGTTGATCACCTGTTGCTCTAGCTCATCGATATAAGCGGTGAGGTTTTGGAGTTGGCGTTTGAGTTCGCGGACTTCCTGCGCCCGATAGCTGTTATTAGAGAAGAAGACGAGGTGTTCGGTCACATGATCTGCGGCAGGGCGCAAGATCTGCATTGCCTGCTCGTCAGGAATTTGTTGTTGGCGATGGGCCTCAATGATTTCGGCAATCATCGGGATATGGGCCTCAATATGCACAGCGTGGTTCTGGCTATCGTGAACCATCTGCGGAATGCCCTGACGGAGGTTGCCATTCTCAAGGTTAGCAATATCAAAGTCCACCACACGGCGCGGGCCTTTATCGGAAACAAAGAGGTTAACCTTCTGCCAACCCACACCAGAGATGCCAGCAATGACGGAACGCAGGGTGTTTTCTTTGCCCTTCTCGTCCATCAAGGAATAAAGCTCCATGAGTTGCTTGCTCGCCATTTCGGTCATAACGGGACTTCCATCACCCATGGCGCGGAATGCCGTGACCTTAAGGAATTGGCGCATACGCTCAATGGAGACTCCTCGACGCGCACAACGGCGGCGAAACTCAAGAGCAAGTTTCCCTCCCTTGTCATTGGCTGTAAGCAATGGATTAACAGCCCTGCGGTATTGCTCGGTCAAAAGCTTGTTGTAAGGAGTGTAGAAAAGCTCAAGTGCTGCGGCGTTGAGCGTGGACTCTTGACGGGCTTGCTGGACAACTTCCGTGGCAGAACGGGCTTGGCCGTCTGGAGTAGCTTGACGCGAACGATAGCTACCCGTGTTGTTCTGCAACACTTGGCTCATCAAGTTGTAGACGGGAAGACCCTGAGTTGCCACAGCGGGAGGCTGAAGTTGGATCGGGGTCAGCCCACTAGGGATGAACGTATAAGGCCCGACCTCAATGTATTGAAAGTCTTGGATGGCTTCGGCGTCACCCTGCAACTGGATAAGTCCAGAGGTGATGGCGGCTTGGGCGGCTTGGCACAGAACCCTGTTTGAAATTTGGATCTGGTTGTAGATCTTCTGCTTCAGTCCACGAATCGTATGGAAGGTGCCCTGACCGACTCCATAGGTGAAGATGACAAAGCACTGATTCACGTTTCCGTAGCGGGAATAACGTTCGTAGAGGAAGTCCGAAGAATCGCGAGAACCGATAAGTTGGGTGAACTTGCCATCGAATTCGCGGTTGTAGCCATAGATTAGCTGGGCGCGGTGATAGGCCGATTCTCCAGCATAGAGGTCGTTTTCCTTGATTTCGCGCTCAAAGTCTTCCCAGTGGGCGGTGTAGTTCTTCCACTGATCCCGCTTGGTCGAAGCTTTCCAGATAGCCTGTTTAACCGCATTGAGATTCCATCCCAAGGCTTTGGCAGCTTTAGGATTGCGGATGTAATTGTAAAGCTCGCTTACGCTCATGGAGCGTTGGACGATGGCTACCTCGATAGCCTCATCTGATACTTTTGTATCGCGGGCTACCTTGAAATCTTTGAGCCCACAGGGCTCCCAAAAAATAGAGCGTTCGTCGGGCCACATGGCAACGCCAACTCCGTCACCCACAAACTCGCGTGAAAGAAGCTGCATGTTATAGGCATGGTCACTCCACTCCTTTAGCATCCAGTCAAACTCTTCAGAGATAATTTCAGAGTCCTCGTTAGAATCCCCATCATAGGAATTCATAATGACGTTGGCGATGCGGGGTACTCCGTTCTGGAGTTCGATGTACGGAGCCAAGGCGGCTTCCATTATGGCATTGGCTTCCCCAAAGTTGGCGTTGACCACATGGGTTAACCCCTTGCTTTTCAGTTCTTCGGCATCATAGGGGGCTTCGCCGTTGACCAAGGCTTGCGCCCGCGCCCGAAGATATGCCGCATCCTCATCCTGTTCGATATACTTGTTGGCGATTGCCACAAGGCTATCGGATGATTTGATGCGTTTTTTTGGTGGACTACCACTTTCTGGTAAGTTTTCCAGTTCTGCGTTACCTTGAGAAGCCATTAAAGTATAAGTTTAGGTTGATTGTTAGATAAAGTCAACTAGGAAGAAAAATTAGTAAATCCCGAAAGATCTACGGTTTCATAAGCTTGCCCACTTGGGCCAAGTGTATTGATCATGCTTTGAATAGATGAAAGATAGTAGGAATGAAATGGCCCAGCATTTCCAGTGGCATGATGGCTAACAAGGACTAAATCATTATTAATAATAAAAAAACAAGGACTTCCACTGTCCCCGCCACGAATATTTGATGGATCTCCGTTATAATTTGGAGAATTATTTGCATACGCTATAACATTCGCTGAAATATAATAAAT